CGTTAGATCCAGCACTACCAGTTGCTCCAGTATTACCTTGAATACCTTGAGAACCAGTAGCTCCAACTTCACCTTTCTGTCCCTTCTGACCTTGAAGAGCAGTGGCAGTAACAGTAGCTTTTTTCCAAGTACCAGCAGAAGTATCATACGACACAATAAGGTCGTCAGATGCTGGAGATGCACTAGTAGATAAACCTGTCAATGCTGTAGGTAAAGCTGTGGCAGTAACGTCTGCGTTAGCAGATACGTTATCTAGTTTAGACCCATCAGTAGAAACATCTCTACCGTCAACAGTACCTACGTTTACTACGTTTCTACTGTCGTCAATTACCTCAGTGCCGTTTATTTTTACTGCCATCTTCGTGTACTCACTATTAGCTTATGTTATATTGTTTGGTCAGTCTGTATGTCATTAGTCACAGACAATGTTCCGCTACTGTCGAGTTTGAATTTATTTGTTCCACTATAAGCAAAGAATAAAGATCCTCCGCTTTCAGTTATAGTCCAGTCACCAAAGTCTACTGTCGGAGTAAATAGAGTTCCTGTCATTGTTCCGCCAGCTTTAGGTACTGCATTATCAGCAGTAGTACCTTGTGCGGCTGTAGCATAATCTGTACTATCAAATGCTTTTACTTGAGCTAAGTTAGTAACTTCACTATCCATCAAAGCACCAGCAGATGTTACATTAGCTGTATCTGTTACATCAGCTCCATCTTCTACATTTAAAGCAGTTAGAAGTGAGCTTTTAGTTATAGAGCCAATTAACCCAACAACTGATTGTACTGCATCTGTGTTATCATGTTTAGACCAGTTACCAGCGTAAACAGATGTAGAAGCGTTATCTGTAGTAGCGACAATGTTATCGCCTACATGAAATGCTACGCTGTCTACAGTTCCAGCTACAGATACATAGTAGAACCAACCAGTTTGTGCGCCCGATGGAAAACTACCAGCAGAAGCGTCCCAATCGCCTTTATATACCATACCATTAGCAAGAGCCGCAACTTCAGTTTCTACGTTATCTAGAGTAGCCCCATCAGTAGCTATATCACGACCATCTACAGTACCTGTTACAGTTACGTTTCCTGTTACTGAAATTCCGCTTGATGTTGTGGCTAACTTTTCTGAGCCATCGTAGTATAACTTTACATCAGAGTTTATATTAGCAAGAATCATATTCTCGCCATCTGTTTGTTCTAATACAATAGCAGTACCATTAGTTTGAAGCGCTAATGCACCAGAACCATTTTCTTTAATGTAGCTATTACCACCATCATGGTAAATCTGTAAGTCAGACCCAGCACCGAATATGGCTTTGTCGTTGTCTCCGAAAGGTAGATTACCGCTTGCATCTAAGAAAGATGCTTTAGAGGAAGGTTGAGTTACAAATACAAACTTCTCTCCAGCTGACCAATTAACTGCATTATCACTGTTAGAGGATGATAGTATTGTTGTACGTGCTAAAGTTGTTCCAGAAGCAGTGTACGTTCCAATACCAACTTCCCAGTCCCCACCATCAGTAACAGTATAGTAAGTAGTATTACCATTACCTATAGTGGAAAAAGATTGAAAACCAACTTCAGCACCTGCTAATGTGTAAGTCCCAGTACCAGTTGTAGTAGTTGTTTCTTTTACACGATCTTTAATAACAAGTGCCATAGTTTATTCCTTAAGTTGGATCAGGGATACCAATATCAAATGAAGCCAGTGTAAATGTGTTACCACTTGTAACTGACTGTGATGCTGTAAGAGCCGCTGTAGCTAACAAACGTGAGTTGTTAGTATCTACTAGAGCGTAGTGAGTAACTGTTCCTGTACCTGTAATCGAACCATCTGATATAGCTGATACAGTTACTTTACGTCCACCACCAGTACGATCCGAAGGAGCCGCAATGGAAAGTGAGGTAGAGTTACCTAGTGTTAATGTAGATGTAGCCGCCGTATAAGTTGTAGCTTCTGCTGAAGTTACGTGGACTACGTTTGCTTCTGTGTCTAATGTAGTCAAACCATTATCAAACACTCTGTCATTTAGAAATGCCATTATTCTTCTTCCTGTTCTTCAAGAGCTTCTTGCTCTTCTGTTTCTGTTTCCCTATCGGGGTCATAATTTAGGTCTGCTATGTCCATAAGGTTTTGTATAACCTCTGGATGATCACTAACGCTAATATCTGCGCCGTTAAGGTTACGCAAGAACCCTGCAATCTCACGTAGGTCGTGAGGTGCGACATCGCCAGCTTCAATAGTCGGCATCAACGAATAGTCCAGACCGTTCAACTCCCATAGTCTCTCGACTAGTTGCTTATTGAGGACATCGACAATTTGCTGGATGTAACTCTCAAGTGCGCGGAGGAACAAGTCTGTCTTGCTCTTCGACAAAGCGTATGAACCGCCTTGACTACCAAGCATTAGGAACTCTGATAAGACACTCCTAGCGATATCGTGTTGATACCTCTTTACTATGGGGTCAATGTCGATGTTCCTAGAACCACTTGAAGACATAAGTTCCACATCAACTAACCTGATATTAGTAGGACTTCCATCCTTATCAGGGTAAGTATCTGAAGGAGTAATTATGTAACCTTGTTCATTAAACTTAACGTCACGTAGTATCTGCTCAAGATTAGACTTAAACTGTACTTGTGATGATGTAGCATCTGGGGATAGGTACTCCGAAGGAATACGAGCTACTGGAATACCTGCTAACTCTCGCTCTACAGCAATCGCTTCAATAGCCTGTAAGTTATTAAGGTACTCATAAGAAGTATATGCATTACGCAAGATAGAACGACCACTAGGATCTCCATTAAGACTAGTAGTACGGTAGTACAAGCTCTTACGAGAAGGTATATAATGTTTAGTAGTACCTGCATAACCACCATCCTGATAAACACCTTGTATATCACCAGTCTTATTGTCTACATCAAACCTAGATACTGTCCAAGGTGCGCGCATTGCTATCTTACGTACACCCATTCTACCATCAGTATACTTAGATCTCTTCTTATCATTTGACTGAGTAGGACCAACTCTACGTTTATATACTACTTCGAACCATGCAAAGCCATACGACAAACAAGATAGAGCTTCAGCTATGTGATCGTCTAGCGTATGATCCATATCACACAAAACACTCTCAACAAAGTCAGCTTCGCGTTTAGCTTCCTCAGAATCGTCACAAGGACAAACTTTTAGGTCTACATCGCGCAAAACCTGTTCCGTAGCGTACATAACTGCACCGATAGTGCTGTCATTATCACGCATTTCACGGTACTTTCGTATCGCTTTTTTGCCTCTAAGTTCTGGTAGAAACTCATCGGAACGTATCTGACCGTTAATTGTATTTTCACCAGAGACACCTAGTATCGCTGTCGATTCCGTCTGTGAGAGTTTCTTTACCATTTTACTTTAAGCCTTTAGCGTTAGAATATGCCAGAACTAGCTGTGGTTTTGCATATCCGTTTAGTGATAGATCCGTTATAGCCCATACCATAGCATCAAGACGGTCTGGTGAGCCTGTGGACCCTAAAGGTTCCCACTGTACCATCTGATCCTCTAAATCATTCAATCCTTTGACGTGTTTGACTTTACCTTGCTCATATAAAGCAGAGACAGGTTCAGCACGAGCCATTTTGCCTCTACTTGCGTGTACAAGTTTGACTGGCACGTTTTCGTCTTCTGTGTGCAGAGTGTGACGCACCATATCTCCACCTTGGTTCTTCTCCGCTACTATGCGGTCAGCCATGTGTTTACGATATAACTCAATGGCTTTAGATGCCCATTGTTGCGGTGTGTAACGATCAGTGTGATCTTCTAATACGTAAGCTACTCCATTAACATCTATGCCAGCGACAACCATACCAGTCATATCGCTATCAGTATTTGATGTAACCGCTGGGTCAATCGAAACTATGATACGTGCTAACTGAGGAACTTCGTCCTTGTCTATCTCACATTTATGTAGGAGTTTCCTACTCCAAAGCGCACCTGACGCTTCGTCTAATATCTCTGCGTATAATTCTTGCCTACCAAGACGTGTGCCTTCGTAAGTCTTCTTAATTGCATCTAAGAAAGTACCTGCTAAGTTAGCGGCATTATCGAATGTGCTACCCTTACTGATGTATGTCTTATCATCAGCAATTATACCTCTTAGTAGTTTTGTTGTTTTGGGGGTTGTTGTTACAAAGACTTGTGGCTTACGTCCTAGACGTAGACCAAACATCATCATGTCCCAAGTCTCTTGTGCATTGCGCCAAGCGCAAAGTTCGTCAGTCCAAGCACTGTATGCCTGTGGACCACGTAATCGTTCTGGATCTTCAGCAGAGAAGAAAACAGCCTTAGCTCCATTCTCCCATGTTAGTGTACTATTAGTTGGCGACCAAATAGGGAAACCTATATTCTTTCCTCTATATGTTTTATCACCTTTCCAGCAGACGTTTAAAAGTCCACTGTCTCCTTCAACCATAACTCTTCTTACATCACCTTTAGTTGGTGCGACACAATGAACAATCTTGTCACCCTTCTTAATTCGATGTCTTACCCATTCTGCTCCAGCACGAGTTTTACCCCATCCTCGACCAGCTAATGCTATCCATGTTGTCCAGTCACCTTTCGGTTCTAACTGGTCAGGTCTAGCCCAGAAGTTCCAATCATACTTAAGTTCCTCAGCCTTTGCTGGACCAATCTCTTTTAGTATTCTATGGACTTCTGCATCGGGTAATGCTCTTAAGTCATCAGCTGTTATTTTCATCGGGAGTTATATTCTTTCCTAGTAGCGACATAACGCTATCTACTGCGGCTAGATCCTCATCTGGATCTGCTTCTTGCTCTACTTCGTTCACAGTACTATTAGGCGACCAACCACCTTTAGATCTTAAGTAAAACTCTGCGGCTTTAAAGTCACCTTGCAATGCATTATTGATAACGACATTACCTATCTTACCTATTATATCTGCTCTAGTCTGTGATATTAGTTCTCCATACAACTTATAGAATGTAGCTGAACTGGAAGGAGCATTCTGATATTGCTGGATCGACCCCATAATATCTTTTACAGAGACACCATTCCTGATGCCTTCAGTAACTTTCTTAGCGATTATCTCGCTGTACTTTGTAGCTTGGATAGTCATAGTTCTTCTGTACCTTAATAAATAAACCCTGCATCGGCATGACCACATCTAGTTTTGTTAGCGACAATCGGAAAGGTTCGTCATGGTTGTAGGGGGAATTTGATAGGCTACTACTTACGTATATACTTACGTTTTTATATTTAGTAATATATATCATCAAGTTATATAACCTAATGTGAGAAACGTAAGTAGTACCTCTTATGTATATATAATGCCTAAATAAACAAAAGTGTAAACTAATTATTTTAACTATTTTATAAGTCGTTGATATATAACAAATCTTTTTTCTTGACAGCTTACTTAAGTGGGTAGCCAATGTCGCCTTCTTGTGTCGTTCTCTTGTAATGACTCCGTGGGAAAATGATATAGCCGCCGTACCTGTGACAATATGACACCCCTTCGAACCTACTTTATTTTTTTTTATGTTGGAAATCATATGGGTTGCCCTTGGCCTCGCCGAATCAGCTGTATGATTCTAAGGGTTCCCTTAATGTCAAGCCCTATGTATAGACAAGCGTAAAATAAATGTGTTGACTAATGTTTTTTCTTGCACTCGATGAGCGAATCGGCAGACATATAACGAATCATTTAATACTTAATAACATAGCCAAACTAGTTTAACATTGAACTATTATGCAAGTTATACCATTGACACCAAACAAAAAAAGACTCTCGCAAACTAATGCAAGAGTCCATTGGGAGTCTATTTAAACTATTTAGTTAGTTGTTGCACCAATAGCAAAAGATAAATACGGATATTGCTTTTTACACTTGGCGAGTCTCTGGATTGCAAGTTCGTGGTTTAATTCTTCATAGTATGCAAACAACTTTCCACAACTGTATATATTAACTCTATATTTCATTATTGCACTATCTCCTTTGCTTTTCGTTTGCTTGTAC